GATGAAAATGGTAATGGTGTTCCTGATATGATGGAAGACGGTGGAAAGCCAGGCACATGGTGTGCTATTTGTGGTGGACACCCATGTCATTGTCCAGATGATGAAATTTCAGAAAGCATGGATACAATCAATCAAATCGTAGCAGACAAGCAAGCAGGCAAAATACATGGTATGACAGTTGATATGTTCACAGCATCAGCAATCAAGCAAATCTATGATGGTGTCAATGATGCTAACAAAGCGAAACTAGATGAACTTCTAACATCAAAAGAAGGCGTTGTGAAAGCAGCAGGTCTTGCTATGAAAATGATGAAGGAAGGAATCAACGAAGAGAAACTTGATGAATTTTTGCCAGCTATAGCTGGATTAGCAATGGGCGCATTGCGCTCTGCCCCTACAATTGCTCGGGCTGCTCTGGGTTCAAAGGCTTTAGGTAATGCGGTAAAATCTTTCGGAGGAGCAGTAGATACGGTAGGGAACGCAGGTGGCAACAAAGCAGAAAAAAATACACTAACAAAGAAAAATACTGTGAAAAATACTGTATCTAAACCAGTATACGAACCAAGAATGGCAGCGGAAGAAATTGTTCGTTCTGCAACACGCAAATCTTTCTCAGAATATAATGAGTTTTATAAAGAGTTAGATAAAGCAGCGAAACAAGGTAAAAAAGCAGGAGATACAATCTCAGTCGGCGGAAAAAATATTAAACTTAAATCAGATCCAAAGCAGATGCACCAATTATCAGATTCAGATATGGATGCAATTGATGCACTCGCACAGCGCCTAAATGAAAAAGGATGCGGATCACACAAGAAAAAGTATTGACATCAGAATACCTCTGTGTTATATTAAAGGGAACTCAAATGAGTTCCTTTTTTTATAACCTTATGAGGAGAAAAGTATGTCACTTGACAGTATTTCATCAGAAGAAAAAGCAAAACTAAAACAATTAGTAGACGAAGGGTGTTCTGTTCTACAAGAAGTAGACGACCTTAAAGGTGGTCTGCGTGATACTGTAAAATCTATTGCAGATGAATTAGGTATCAAACCATCAGTTCTTAATAAAGCAATTTCAATTGCACATAAAGCAAAACTACAAGAAGCAAAGCAAGACTTTGATGATGTAGAGACCGTATTAGAAACTGTTGGACGCACACTATAAATGAGTTATGTAGACGCATACTACGATAAAAGCAAAGATATTGTAAATGTTGTTGAACGGCGTGATGGGAAGCGTGTATATCAGGACTTCCCAGCATGGCGTACATTCTACATTCGTGACGATAGAGGCTCCCATACTTCTATTCACGGCGAGAAAGTTCGTCAAATCAAAGTGAAACGACTAAAAGATATGCATAAGGAATTGCGTATCAATAGCGACAAAAAGATTTATGAAAGCGACATCAAGCCAGAAGTTCGTTGTCTAGCAGAGAACTATCTGGGTAAAGACTCACCTAAACTGAATGTAGCGTTTTTCGATATCGAGGTGGACTTTGATGCGGACAAAGGATTTGCTCCGCCCGAAGATCCATTCATGCCAATCACAGCGATTACGACACATCTGCAATGGTTAGATCAACTTGTAACATTTGTGATCCCACCTGAACATATGCGTGACGGTGAGGGATTAGAAGAAGCACAGAGAATTTGCGATAAATTTGAGAATACATTTTTATATCTATCAGAAGCAGATATGTTAAATGACTTCTTAGCATTGATTGATGATGCAGATGTTCTTAGTGGTTGGAATAGTGAAGGGTTTGATATTCCTTATACTGTTAGAAGGATTACCCGTGTTCTCAGTAAGTCACATACTCGCAAACTTTGTTTGTGGGACTTGTTACCTAAAGAGAAATACATGATTAAGTACGGCAAAGAGCAAGTTAGTTATAACTTGTTTGGTCGTATTCACCTCGACTACTTAGAACTTTATCGGAAGTACACATATCACGAAATGCATTCTTATTCACTTGATGCTATCGGCGAGTATGAACTTGGTGAGCGTAAGATTGCATATGAAGGTACACTTGACCAATTATATAATCAGGACTTCTACAAGTTTGTTGAATATAACAGACAGGACGTTGCGCTACTTGATAACCTAGACAAGAAACTGCGTTTCATTGACTTGGCTAATGAGATTGCACACGATAACACTGTGAATATTCAGACAACTATGGGAGCAGTTGCTGTTACTGAACAAGCGATTATCAACGAAGCACACAGACGTGGTATGGTTGTTCCTGATCGTAAGAAGCGAAGTTGGGATGTAGAAGATGATGATTATGAACCTACAGCCGAAGAAGAAGCAGCAGCCGAAGCACAGAAAGCAGCAGGTGCGTTTGTTGCTAATCCGCAGATTGGTATTCAGAAGTGGGTAGCGGGTATTGATATTAACTCACTGTATCCATCTATCATTCGTGCGCTGAACATGTCTCCTGAAACTATTACAGCGCAGTTGCGCCCAGAGTATACAGATGAAATGATTCAATCTCGTATTCGTGAGGGTCGTGGCGGCAAGAACAAGGGTTTCGGTGCAGCACAAGCATGGGAAGATACATTCTCTACAGAAGAATTTCGTTTTATGAACGAAAAAGAAAAGACGAAGATGATGCACCTTGACATGGAAGATGGTTCAACACATGCTGTTACTGGCGCAGAAGCACATGATTTAGTATTTCATAGTGACTTACCTTGGGCAATGAGTGCGAACGGTACTGTCTTTAGGCAAGACAAACAAGGTATCATTCCAAGTTTACTTGAACGCTGGTATGCAGAGCGTAAAGTTCTACAAGCGAACAAGAAAAAAGCACAAGAAGGCGGTGACGCAGAAGAAATCGCATTCTGGGATAAGCGACAGCTTGTGAAAAAGATTAACTTGAACTCCCTATATGGTGCGATTCTTAATCAGGGTTGTCGTTTCTACGATAAGCGTATCGGTCAGTCAACTACTCTATCGGGTCGTTGTATTACACGACATATGGGAAGTAAGACTAACGAGATTATCGATGGCACTTACGACTACAAAGGTCGTTCAGTAATCTATGGCGATACAGACTCTATCTACTATTCAATGTATCCTACATTCAAAGATGAAATTGATAACGGTAAGATTGAATGGGATAAAGAGATTGCGCTAGAAATGTATGATGCAATTGCTGATAAAGTAAACGCAAGTTTCCCAGACTTTATGAAAGACTTCTTTAATTGTCCTCGTAAGCAAGGTGAGATTATTGCAGCTGGTCGTGAGAACTTAGCTACTATGGCTATCTTTATTAAGAAGAAACGCTATGCTATGCTGATTTACGATGATGATGGTGTTCGCCGTGATGTAGATGGTAAGCCCGGCAAAGTTAAAGCGATGGGTCTTGACTTGAAGCGAAGTGATACTCCAGACTATATGCAAAAGTTCTTAATGGATGTTCTTGTCAAAGTTCTGACAGGTGGTGTTCAGGACGATGTTGTTGATATGGTCAAGGAGTTTAAGCAAGAGTTTCGTGAAAAGCCTGGATGGGAGAAAGGTACTCCTAAACGAGTGAACAACTTGACCAAGTTTAAGAATGATGTCGCAAAGTACAAAAAAGCACAAAATGCAGACTTCAAACTGCGTTCATCGGAGGATAAGTTGAAGAAACCAAATCTTCCAGGACATGTAAGTGCAGCATTGAATTGGAATACTCTGCGTGAGATGAACGGCGACAGATATTCTGTTGAGATTACAGATGGTATGAAAACTATCGTTTGTAAACTTAAAGACAACCCAATGAAAATGACTAGTGTTGCGTATCCAATTGACGAAACTCGTATCCCGAAATGGTTCCAAGAACTTCCGTTCGACCACGACTTAATGGAAACAACAATCATTGACAAAAAGATTGACAACTTGATTGGTGTTCTAAAATGGGATTTGAGCGCAGCAAGCACTAGTGAACAATTTGACAACTTATTTGATTTCTAATGGCAAAAAAGACACACCTAGAATTAGTTCAAAACTTAGGCAGAAATGCTGCATCAGACGAATGTTATACACCGCCTGATAGCGTTGAACCTTTGTTGAAGTACTTAGATAAAGATGCGACTTACTACGAAGCAACAAGCGGAAAGTCAAGTCTTATCGTAGAAGGGTTTACCAAGTTTGGTTACAATATCGCACCAAGCAACGGTAAAGATTTCTTTGAATGCGCACCGAGTGATGTGTATGATGGAGTAATCACAAACCCACCCTACTCACTAAAAGATAAGTTTATCCGACATTGCTATGATTTGGGTAAACCGTTTGCTCTATTCTTACCAGTAGCAAGTTTTCAAGGATCAGCACGTGGTAAAATGTTTATGGAGTATGGTATGTCAGCATTGGTATATAACAATCGGGTTGACTTCACTGGAGGGGGATCCCCACCATTCGGTAACGCTTGGTTCATACACGGGTTCTTACCTCCTAACACGATATACTGGGTTGACAATCCATCAACAGCAAACCCAAGAAAAGAAAGAACATCTGATGCAGATGAAAAAACATTTGACAAGCTATTCGACTTGTGATATAGTAAGAGTAATAATATAGGAGAACGCAATGCGTGACATTTT